CCGAATCCCTTATTTGGGAATTATTGGGCAAGTCATTACCCCATAATCGCGAGCCAATAAAAATCAAGTTAGCTGATGCCGAAGAGGCGATGCGCTCATTGATTTACGTTTTAGCTGAGGAGATTGCTTTCAAGGATGGCAGGGTTAATTTGCTACTAATGGATTAAAGGTCTCCTCCCGATGCCGCACCATTTAAGAATTTATTCAAAAAATATCCTCAAGATGTCTGGCTGCATTTTATAAACAGGATGTGCCCCACGACCCCAAAGCTCTTCAACAAAAATGGACCGCCCGCATCACTCATGCGCGCGCTCACTGGTCAGCCTTTCATAAGCGCGTAAGGCATAACCGCAATACGGTGGCCGGCTTTAATTGGAATGCAGACCCAACCAGCAAAGACTTCTACAGCCTAAGAGCCAATCTAATACACGGCACTATCTCTGCCGTACTACCCAATGTATATGCAAGAAATCCAGAAATATCCACAGCCCCATTAAATTCGGGCGCGGACCTCAAGCTCTTTTGTAGAACGTTAGAGGCAGTAACGAATAGAGCCTTAGAAAACGCACAACTCAAAAACCGAGCTAAGTCGACAGTAAGAGCAGCATTGACTTGTAGCTTCGGAATTCTCAAAGTGATGTATCAAAGAGACCCAAGCAAGGATGCTTACATTAAAGGGCGGATTAATGATGCGCAAGAGAATCTACTGCTTATCAAAGAGCTAGAGCAAGATCTCGATGACGGTAATCAAAGTCATCATCATGATGTCAAGAGGGCAGAGTTAGACCAACTCATCGGATCCTTATATGAGCGCTCAGAGGTTAATGCTGCTGAAGGTCTAGTTATTGATAGAGTCCTTACCGAGAACCTGCTTATTGATCCCTCAATCTGTGAATTCTGGGATTACACCGATGCGGACTGGATCTGCCAAGTCATACCGATGAAGCGCTCGCAGGCTGAGGCTATGTACAAGAAGAATCTAGCCAATGCCAAGATCTACCAACCAGGCCAAGGCGAACCCTCGCATAAGAAAGCCAGGCGTTTAGCCTCCATGCATATGGATGCAAGCAAAAGTCCGGTAAGTGATGATCAGCAGATCGCAGTCTTGGAAATCTGGGATAGGGCTACCCAGCGCGTTTACACCATGGTGGAGGGCGCGTCTGAATGGTTACGTGAACCTTACTCCCCACCAAGATCTGGAGAGCGCTGGTATCCATTCTTCTTGTTACCTTATCAGGTAGTGGACGGTCAGTTTGTTGGGCCAAGCCTAGTTGATCTGACTGAACGACTGCAAGATGAACACAACGAAGCGCGCGATCGCTTTAATCAACATCGAGACCTTTGCATTCCGGGGTGGGTGGCATCAGCTGATATCAACGAGAAAACAATCAAGAAGCATGCTGATTCACGATTTGGTGAGATCACCATCGTTGATACTGAAGGCAAGCCCCTGAACCAAGTGATTATTCCCAGAGGTCACCCCAAGATAGATCCAATTGTGTACGACACCAGTGCAGTGCGTTCTGACTGGGAGCAAGTCACAGGCCTACAAGATGCAGCACGCTCAACAGTCGTCAGACCTAAGACGGCTACTGAAGCCAATATCTTACAAAGAGCGTTATCGGGACGCGTATTTGAATTTAAAGATCAGATAGAAGATTGGCTGCAAGAGATAGCGCAATACAGCGCCCAGGTTTTATTGCAAGAACTCACAAGCGAACAGGTAGAGCGTTATATGGGTGAGCCAATTACTAGAACGACCATGATCGATGGCCGACTCACTATCACTAAAGAGAAAACCTATGACTGGCCAACACTTACCAAAGATCGGATCTTTGACATGGTTGATCTCAGAATTAGAGCGGGTACTACCGGCGCACCGGATGGCATAGAAGAAAAAGAAGGTTGGTTAAAAGTCCTGCCCATGATTACAAATCTATCAATACAAATTCAAAACCTACAAGCTAGAGGAATGGATTACGAACATATCCGTAATCTCCTACGGGAAACGGTCTTGCGATATGACGATCGTATCGATTCAAATCTATTTATACCGAATGTAGAAAAGCAGGCGGAGGGATATGTCGACCCTAACTTTGGAGTCAATCTATTTTCCGAGAGGCGACAAGGAATCAATAGCGAGACAAGTAACAACAGTAATTCATTAAAAGAGGAGATCAGCAATGACGCAGGTAGCAAATGAGGTAACTGGCTTTAAATCAGAGGTTCTCAGCAATGGTGGAGCCATTCAAAGAGCTCAAAATAGGGAAGAGTTAAAAGAACGCGAGCGCTTGAGAAAAGAGGCTGAAGACAAACATGCGGCTGAAGTACACGCCAGGCGAATAAAGGCAAGAGAAGAGCGTGATCTGAAGTTAGCAGAAAGAGCGGCAGCTCAGAAGGCATCCGATGAAGAAAAGGCAAAAAAAGCTGAAGAGCAAGCAGTTGCCAAATTAGCTAAGGAGCAGGAAGCTGAAAAGCAAAAGGCACAAAAGGCAAAGGTACAAAAAGCAGAGCCCAAAAGTCAGGCTACCAGTTTGCTTGATGACCTCAGTAAAGCATCCAAGCCCAGCGCATCTCTTGCTCAAATATCTGAGGATATTGAAGAGGGAGAAGAGTTAGAGGATTTAGAGGTTGAGCCAATCTTTGCTCCAGTCAAGGGTGAGGTGCAGGTACCTGCCATGATGACCGCTCCTGAAGACGAACTAGAGCCTCAAGCTTATGACCTGGGAGAGTTATTGCCCGCACCAGCTGCAATCACTGTAGATGTACTCCCACAGCCAGCCATTCAGACTGAAAGCGCAGAAGAATTGATCAATAGGGTATTGAACCCTGGACCTGCGGATTCGAGCCCTGAGAGCAATAACAAGCCTAATGAAGAAGCCTCTGGCGACATCAAGTCAAAGCGTGGGTGTGAACGGATTCAAAAGATCATCAATGAAAAGCGAGATCTAGAAAAGCAGGTTGAGGATTTGCAAGTTACTGTGGTGAGCTTACAAGATGCTCTTCGTAAATATGAAATCGAAAGTCAATTTGTTGATAACGCAATGTCAGTATCTACCAAGCAGAAGAAACCTACCGAGCTAGTGTCAGAGGCCAAGCACCAGATCATCAAATACTTAAACTCTCGCGAAGATGAGGTTGATCATTCGGCTAAGGCTCAATGCTTTTACAAGTATCTGACTGATCCTTTTTATATGCAGGTGTTTGTGCAAACCAATAAACCAGAGCAATGGCAATCTACGATTGAATCCATCTACGACTCAATAGGGACGCCAGAGCCTAGCTTCGCCAACGTAAAGATCACGCCACTGCAGACGCTTCAGCCTATTCGGGCGCGAACCTCAACCTTGGGGGCGCCACTGGCTAGCTCCGAAAACCCAATGGATCGAATTGCTCAACATCTAGGCAATATGGGGATATAGATAGCTGTGAATTACATGCCACTCAAAATCAGTGGCATGTAGACATAAATGTCTTTAGACACCCAAATCGCCTCATTTTGTCTACAAAACAGCCGATATAGCCCTTTTTCGTCTATAACTTAGCTTATATCGTGAGGATCAAGCAATTGATACTGTGAAGGGTTGTCTGTAAATGCGTTGCAAACCTTCATTTTTTCCCAAAGATTCGGGAAGTTCGAATAATCAAATCCAGCAGTCCAACGCCATGCACGAGTCATGGATCGAATGAAAGGATCAGGATCATTATTTTGAGATAGCGCTTTTAATGGCAGTAAATATTCCTCACGATAAGCTGTGGGAATAATGATGCGAGAGGCGGAATGTTGAGTTAGGTAGGCATTCATTATTAGGCGCGCAGTTCGGCCGTTACCATCCATAAATGGGTGTACTTCAGTAATAACAAACATCGCCATCAATGCGCGCGCAAAAGGGTCTTCTAGTAAAGCGACGCGCTTGAATCCTTCGCGCAAAGTACCTTTTACAAGCTCTGGGTGAACAAAAATGGTATTGCCCGCTTGGTTAGTTTGCTCTTTCCATTCGCCTGGATTTTTATCCGGACGACTAGAGAGTATTTGGAGGTTGCATCGCAAAACCCACGCTAAGAAATCATCTTCATCTTTTGGAGGCTTAGAGCGAAAAGGCTGCTCCATGATTGCTTTAAAGGTG